TATTGTTTAATTTCGATAGACCTAGTTTGTTCCAAATCCCACTGACGTGACCAAGGGAATGTATCATTATCGTAGTTAGTGCATTGACTTAAACTTGGTGTGAAATCAATTGGTTTTTTGATAATACCTTGTGATAGGTAATATTCACCCATTTCCTCAACATTAGCCCATTTTTTCCAATCAGAAGAAACTACAATTTCAGCACCTGTTTCCTCAAGGATTGAGTTAAGTACATTAATAGCTTTTTTATTAAAGTTATCAAATCTACAATCAACGGGTAAACCGTAATGTGGTGAACTTAATTTACGTTGAACGCCCGTTTCATCTCTAAATTTTTTTTCTTTCTTGAATCGACCTCCCCACTCTGAGGATAGACAGATTACACCATCGTGGTCTAAAAAGATTGTTTTCATAATACAAATATAATAAAAATCCCCGACATTTTAATCGGGGATTCAAATTATTTATTTAACCTCTTCAAATTCTACATCTGAAACGTCAAACCCGCCTTCATCGGTTTCTTGAGTTTCTTGAGTTTGAGAATAAAGGTCTTGGGTTATCTTTTGAAATTTTGAATTAACCTCCTCAATCAACACTTTAACCTCAGAAACATTTTTTTGATTGTGAGCTTCACGAAGTTTGTCTATTGTTGTGGTAATTTCATTTTTTTGTTCTTCAGTTATTTTATCACCCAAATCACCCATTGATTTATTAACTTGGAAAATTAATGAATCCGCAGAATTTAAAGTGTCCGCATCTTCTTTTAATTTTTTGTCAGATTCGGCATTTTGTTCGGCCTCAATTTTCATTTTCTCAATTTCTTCCTTTGATAACCCTGAAGATGATTCAATTCTAATTGATTGTTGTTTTTTAGTTGCCTTATCAACTGCGGATACATTAATAATACCGTTTGCGTCAATATCAAAAGTCACTTCAATTTGAGGAACCCCTCTCATTGATGGTGGTAATCCATCGAGATGAAAACGACCGATAGTTCTATTATCCTTAGCCATAGCTCTTTCACCCTGAAGTACATGAATTTCAACGGAAGGTTGATTATCCACTGCGGTTGAGAATGTTTCAGATTTTTTAGTCGGAATTGTTGTGTTAGATTCAATCAATTTTGTAAAAACACCACCCATTGTTTCAATACCTAACGATAAAGGTGTTACATCTAATAATAAAACATCTTTTACATCACCAGCTAAAACACCACCTTGAATTGCCGCACCCAAAGCAACAACCTCATCAGGGTTAACACCTTTTGATGGTTCTTTACCAAAGAATTTTTTAACCGCTTCCTGAATTGCAGGTATTCTAGTTGAACCTCCAACCAAAATAACCTCATCAATATCTGATGGTTTTAGATTTGCATTTTTTAATGCCGATTTACATGGACGAATAGTCCTATCAACCAAAGATTGTGTTAATTGGTCAAATTTGGCTCTATTAACACTAATTAATAAATGTTTAGGTCCTGAAGAATCCGCAGTTATATAAGGTAGGTTTACTTCAGTTTGTGATGATGAGGATAATTCTATCTTCGCTTTTTCTGCTGCCTCACGAAGACGTTGTAGAACCATTGAATCTTTTAATATATCAACACCGTGTTCTTTTTTAAATTCTTCTGCCAAATACTCAATTAATACTCGGTCAAAATCATCCCCACCTAAATGAGTATCACCATCTGTGGATAGAACTTCAAATACACCATCACCTAATTCTAAAATAGATACGTCGTGAGTTCCACCACCACAGTCAAAAACAACAATTTTCATATCTTTAGATTTTTTATCTAAACCGTACGCCAATGCCGCTGCAGTAGGTTCATTGATTATCCTACGAACAGTTAAACCCGCAATTTCTCCCGCTTCTTTAGTCGCTTGACGTTGGGAATCATTAAAATATGCTGGTACTGTAATCACCGCTTCGGTCACGCTTTCACCTAAATAATCTTCTGCGGTTTGTTTCATCTTTTGAAGTATTGTTGCAGATATTTCTTGAGGTGAGTAATTCCTATCGTCAATTTTGACGAGAGGACTACTTTTTTCATTTACGACTTTATACGGTACCTTGTCTATTTCGGATTTAGATTCACTGTAACTGGTACCCATAAATCTTTTAATTGAATAGATTGTTTTATCAGGGTTTGTTACCGCCTGTCGTTTAGCGGGGTCACCAATTTTTCTTTCCCCATCTTTAATAAACCCTACAATAGATGGTGTGGTTCTCTTTCCTTCACTGTTTGCAATTACAACAGGTTCGTGACCTTCCATAACGGCCACACAAGAGTTTGTTGTTCCTAAGTCAATTCCTATAATTTTTCCCATATTATTTTGATTTTATACTTTTAATTTTATCTCTCAAATCGATACACTTTTCAAAATTTTGGTCTTTGATTGCCTGTTCTAACTCCTTCTCAAAAGTTTTTAAAACTTTTTCGTTAGATTTAATATGTTTAATTTTATCACGTAGTTTAACCGCCATTTCAAAATCCTGAGACGCAATAGCTCTCTCTAATTCGTTTTCTAAAAATTTAACATCATTTGATTCTACTTTCGCATCGGTTAAGTCGTAATTACGAGTAACCGTAACTATCATTAATTTACCATCGTTGGTTTTGAATGTTGATTTTGTCCACTCCCCATTTTCATCAAATCCTGATTCTTCTGAAGTTTTAAAATCCATAGTGTATGGCTCAAAGCCTGAGTCTTTTAATGATTGATTTAAATCATTAATTAGTTCGTTTAAACTTTTGTTGTTTCTAAAATACCTAAAAATGTCCATAGTTTTTTTTATAAATTTAGTTTATTTATTTTTGGTTGTAAACTATAAAAAACTATGCCATTGAAGAAAAACCTGACAAATTGTCAGTAAATAAAAATTTATACTGACAAAGAGTATAAACGTATAAAATTTCTCTGTAATTTTTTACCCGATTTATTAATTTTTGGTTCAAAATTACGTATTAAACTATATAAATTTTTAGATTTTTTTACAATATTAGTTGGTTCATATCCAAAAAGTCCTAAATTATTTTCATAATCTTTTAAAAACCATGAATATAATCTGTTTGTTACAGAATCAACATATTCAGGATTATAGGATTCTATTGTGGTGATTAATTTTTTATAAAATTCTTCCCCATTAAAGTTTTCCATTTCTTTGGAAATCTTCCAATAGTTAGTATTTTTAAAATATTCAAAACTCATCCTTAAAGTTTTACTATAGGCTTCTTGAGACATTGCGTTAATTTCATGTGGTTGAGAATAATAAACAAAGTATATAAAGTCGCTCCAAACATTAAAAATATTTTTAGGTATATTATAATTTTTTCCTCCCGCAAAACCTAATGAGGTGTCAACCATACTTTTATTGCTTTGATTTCTTTTATAATATTCATAAATGTGATTAAACTCGTGTAGTAAAGTATCTCTCAAATCAAATAATAAATCATCAGAATTAGTATTATTAAATTTGTCCGAAATATAAACTTCAACATCTAACTTGGCAACAACACAATCGTCAATTTCATTTAATATTTTTTTTGGTAGTAAAATATTTTTTCTTTTAATATAGGAACCACCTTGTTTTTTCTTTTCTATTTGATATGCAGCACCTCCTGTTGCAAATAAATCTATCTTACTTTCAGGTAGAGTTGTGAATGTTAAACCTATTTCAATACTTTCTATTGGAAATTCTGAAAAATAATCAAAATAATTTTGATAAATTTCTTTAATATAATCATGACCAAGTTTTATTGTTTCAGAAAAGTTTTTAGTTTTTTTATTAGCCAAATCAATTACTTTATCTTCTAAAACACCATAAACTAAATTAACATATGGTAGTGTTGGTTCCGCAACCCCTAAACGCTCCAATATATAATTTAACTTAGATTCGGTTATAATTAATTTCATAACAATAAATACAAAATAATTTACATTTTACAAAAAATTATCATATTTATATCCAATGGTAGTACAACTAAGCACGTTACGAGAATATATTGAATTTATTAAACCAATACCATTATTAATCCCCTCTATTGAGGGGATTTTTTTTGCCCTTATAAAAATAAACATAAACAATAAATTAAAACAAAAATGAAAAACACAAAAATCTATGATGAATTAGTTCAGAAGATGAGAGAATTCTTCTTGAAAAGAGGATTTGTTGAAGTACCAACACAATCCAGATTATCTATTTTAGCGGCATGTGAAAATCCACATTCGGTAAAAACATTTGAATATGGCGGTTTAATGTGGCCGTTACCACAAACAGGTCAAATGTGGTTGGAGTACGAGTTATTAAAAAATCCCGAATGGGAAGGTGTATTCTGTATTTCGACTTCATACAGAGAAGAAAAAAACCCAATACCTGGTCGTCACGAGTTGATTTTTCCGATGTTTGAATTTGAATCGAAAGGTGGTATTGAAGAAATGTTAAAATTAGAAAGTGAATTACTTGAATGGTTAGGGTTTGAGGAACCTGTATCGGTAAAGTATGATGATGTTTGTGAAGAATATGGTGGAGTACCAATTTTAGAAAATGAACACGAACAAAGAATGTGGGATGAAAAAGGTAGTGTTGTATCACTCCAATATTTTCCAAGAAGAACAAATCCATTTTGGAATATGAAGAATAATAATGGTGAAATCTTTAACAAGGTTGATGTTATCCTATATGGTCAAGAAACAATTGGTTCCGCTGAAAGAAGTTGTGACGTTGAAAAAATGAGAGAAATGTTTTACACTATTGAAGATGGTGGATATTCCGCCAAGTTGTTCGAACTATTTGGTAAAGAAAGAGTAGAGAAAGAATTAGAAGAGTTCTTATCTTTTAGCTTCTTCCCTCGTTTTGGTGGTGGTATTGGAATGACCAGATTAGCTAGAGCTTACCAACTAATGAAAGAAGAAGAATTTGTTCCTTTTTAATTTTTTTTGTATCTTTGTGTTATGAGCAAAAAACAAGTACAAACAGAACATAAAAAGTGGGAAAGAATCTACGAAACTGAAGACTCGATAAGTATTTGGAAATATGATTATAAAATTAGTACCGTAAATCCATATCAAGTGGAAATAAAATATAAAAATAACCCTATTAAAAACACAAAAACGAAAAAAAGTGGTCGAAATTGACCACTTTTTTATTTTATAAGTTATTTATAAAATAAAATATTATGATACTAAAAATTGGCTCAAAAGGAAAAAATGTAGAACTACTACAAGAATTTTTAAACATTTATGTTGATGGTGATTTCGGTCCTAACACCGAAAAGGCGGTTAAAAAATGGCAAAAACAAAATGGATTATTGGATGATGGTATTGTTGGACATATAACATGGAATGGTATGGGTATTGCAACTACGGATATTATGGAAAATAATGAAATTTTAATTAAAGAAAAATTATTACCAAAAGGTCAGTACCTACCAGGCCCTACTAAAAAAGAATGGTTGTTTTTACACCATACAGCAGGATGGCACAATCCATATAATACTATTGATGCTTGGGCTAACGATAATAGAGGTCAAGTTGCAACAGAATTTGTTGTTGGAGGACCATCAATAAAAGGTAATGATGAAAAATTTGATGGTGAAGTTGTTAAATGTATACCTAGCGGTGGTTATGGGTGGCATTTAGGTACTGGAAATAATGTTATGCACAGAAATTCCGTGGGTATTGAAGTTTGTAATTTTGGTCAATTAACTAAAGGTGGTTATAGTAAAAATGGTGCTTGGATTAAATTAAATCCTGATAAATTTTACACTTATGTTGGTACCGAGGTTCACCCAAGTCAAGTGGTTGAATTATCTCAACCTTTCAGAGGATTTAAAAACTGGCACAAATATTCAGATAATCAAATTGTTAGTTTAAAAGAATTAATATTATTCATCGCAAACAGAGATTCGATTAATGTGAGAAAAGGTTTAATTGAATTAATAAAAAAAGAAGGTGAGTTTGTCGCTTTTGATAAGATGGATGTTGCGTTGTGTGAAAGAACCAAAGGTATGTGGAACCACACAAATGTTATGAGAGGAAAAGTGGATATGTTTCCACAACCTGAATTAGTACAAATGTTATTAAGTTTATAAAACAAAAAAGGGGTTTTTAAAACCCCTTTTTTTTATTCTTCACCCCAACTCCTAATATCATCTAAAGTCCACAACTCCACGGTTAACCCTTTACCATCAGTGCTTTGATGATTGTAATCCATATCAAGTTTTTCCCCTTTGAGATAGACCTCATCAATAAAATCCCAATCACCATCAGGGGTTTCAATAAATCCCTCTTTAACAGTAAAATCAGATGGTTTAGGTTCCTCTTCAGACTCAAAGGTAAAATCACAAACCCACCCTTTGTTTTCTTCAATCCAAAGTAAGATGTTTTCTTCTTTATCTTTTATTGGGTATCCATTTAGAATCTTAGATTCAAAATCTTCTTCATAGCTAGAATGGTCACCTAAATCATTATAATCAAATTCTAAAATAGGTTTGTCCATATTATCCGACTCAAACAAAAGAAAATGAAGTCTATCATTCACTGCTGGTTTGCCTATAACCCACATATTAGTATCAAAAGGGTAGTAATTCTCAAGGATTTCCTCAAGTTCATAATTAACCTCACTTAAATCATCAACCCCATTTTCTTCTTTATAGGTTTCAATAATGTCAACTTCATCATTTGTTAATTTGTGTCCTGATGCGTTTGTTTCCCAGCCAGTAATAACTAATACGTAATTTTTCATAGTGTTTTTTTTTATTAAATGAATTGTAAATCGTTTGTTTCAGGGTCCCATTCGATGTTAAATGGTTTGTGAGCGTAATTATATCTTTCGTTAAGAACCGCCGCGTTGATATAATGAGTATCACCATCAAACATATAACCATTACCTGTGTGAATGTGACCACAAAGATGAATCTTTGGTTTTACCACCTTAATTCTTTCTGCAAGTAATTCACAGCCTAATGGGATACTTCGATTACCTTCAACTGTATCATTAAATCCCCAAGCAGGTCCGTGAGTAATTAAAATATCGGTATCCATTGGAATCATATCCCATTTGTTTTTTAATTCTTCACCATTTCGTGGTAAGTTGAACGCCCAATTGTAGAACTCAGGTTGCCAAGGACTACCCCAAATTTTAATCGCGGTTTGATAATCATCGCCAAGAACGTACATATTATCCTCAAGATAATCGATAAAAGGATAATCTTCCAATAAAGTTTTAACACCATTAGGGTTGTCTTGAAATCCCCAATCATGATTTCCAGCAATAAAAACTCTATGGTCGTAGTTACTTAAACCTTCATACCATTTGAAGAAATTAATTAACTCGTGCTTATAACCCATGCTGGTCATATCACCAGCGTGTAATATAAGCTCACCACCTGGCAAATCACCTGTGATTTGATTGTGTTTATTATGTGTATCGGATATTAATGTTATTTTCATTTTGTTACTATACATGCGAAAATTGTTAATAATGTGAACCAAATAGCTATTGCTATAAAAACAGAGTTTTGTTTAATTAAATTTTTCATACTACAAATATACAACTTTTTTTTAATCCCACCAAGCTCTAATGTCAGAACCATCGTATAATTTATCAAAATCTTCATTTGACGCTCTAATTGCGTCATAATCAGGACCTTTAATTATTTGACAAAGTTCTTCCCAATATTCTTTTTGAATTTGATGAGCCCTTTTGAGAATTTTTGAATTAATTTCCTTTTCTTCAGGGGTATCTTTATCTTTTATTTGATATAAATCAGTCTTACCCTCAACAGGTTCAAATTCCCAATCGTGTAAAATCATCTCAACACCTAATTCTTTTTCGGCCTCCTCTATAAAAGTATCATTAACACACACGTCAATTAAATAAGATAGTCGTTTCATTTTTGCGACTTTTTTCATACGACTTTCTTCCACTTCCATTCCATTTTTTTCAATCCTCCAAGACATATCATCAACGGCTGTTTTTACCCAAGGCAGAATAGACCCATCACCATTATACCAAGTATGGTTCCATAAATTTTTACGAAAAATCCATAAATTACGAAAGAATCTTGGAATATCATATCTGAATAAATCCCAAAGTTTCCAATACCACTTATTTCTATTGACCATTCTTTTAAAACTATCAAAAAATGAATCTGTAAAGTTAGTTTTCATCTCAGTTTTTTTACAAAGGTAATAAATTTTTCATAATAAAAAAAGGGGAGTAGCGAATTCCCCTTAATTTTGTTACCGAAACGATAACGGTCCTAAAAGTCCTCACTTGGAGGATTATTTTTCTTTAATTAACACAAGACACCTTTTAAGGTACTCTTTTGCTCTTGGTGTTGGGTCATTGTGTTTTAATACTTTTTCGATATCCTTAACTAATTCCTCACCGTGTTCATTTTCTTTATAAAGTTCAATAACCTTATCCATTGCTTTAACACACCCACCGTTAGTCTCGTCAAAGTAATTTTTATTTCTAAATTTGTTTAAGTGATTCATTAAACCATACGATAAGTGCTCACCACCATCATTAATATCTGGATGTAATCTCAAAGTTCTCAACATATCTAATGAATCTACCATTCCGTGAATACCACCATCTCTTTTTAATAGTTTACCCGCATAGTTATTAAAACTATCTGACGGACCTACCATGTCATCTAAAGGTATTACATTACCAGCAACACATCTTTGTTTTTTTTCAGGTTCTTTTTCAATATTAACCTGCTCTAAAATGTGTTGTCTAATAATTTTACGAATTTTTCTTTCGTCAATAATATTCTTACTCATATACTTGTCTTTATCCTATAAATATTAGTTGTATTGTAATTATTCGTGATTTATTATATTTATTATAAAAACGTCAGTAAAGATATAAATTTTAATTTCAAATATATGGATGATGAACACAATAAGATACGTTTTACAAAATATACCATACGAGAATAAAAATGAAAAAATATTATCTCAAAATTATCCTGAGGCTTTGTCAATATTAAGACCTAAATCTTAATTATTAATCTCGGTTGATTTGTCCAAGTTAGACAAAATCCAAACATCAAGCACTAATAAACACGTCCACCAAATTAATTCATCTGTAATTTTAAATGAATTGTGGTACGAAGTGTAAAGTAAAAAACCAACCTTAATAGTTATTAATAACTTTACAATGAAAATACAAAAATTTAATAAAATTTTCATTATAGTTTAATTTGGAACCTTTCCTTCATCAATTCAATTTTTTCTTCAGGTACTCCATGTTGATTTTTACCACCATGTCTGTTCTCAACAATAAGTGTAAACACGGTATATCCATATTTTTTTGCCAATTCAAAATACGGTTCCATCTCCCACTCTTGTGTAAATGTATTTGATACTGCAATTTCACGATAATATTGGTCGTTAAGCAAACTATCCTTCATATAGGTCTCAACTAAATTTTGACACCACTGATGAGCATCTCTTATTTTAGATATGTCAAACTCATATTTACCATTTTCTTTGTTAATGAAGTAGTTATCCGCTTCACAAACTAAAAAATCGTGATGGACCAATTTTTTAGCGAATGTTGATTTACCTGAACCAGGTACTCCTCTTACAATATACAATACTTTATTACTCATGTTTACAAATATAGTGATATTTATTAAATAAAACAATTATGACACCAATAAGTTTAATTACTGAAACAAAGATATCCAAAAATTTACAATTTCATTTAGATGAAGGTCTCTCTTTAACAGAAAATGTTTTTAGACCTTATTCTGATAATTTTTTTACATTAATAAATGAAGTTAGAGATTTATACCACAAAAATAAAATTCAAATTGGATTAGAAGATAAATGGTTAGTTGAGTCTGATTTTGGTAAAAAAGTTAGATTATCTAACGGTGAAATTGTTCGTTTAGAAGTACCTTATGTTGTAGAACCATTAAACGAAGCTGAATATAATGGAAGAAAGGTTGAATTAGGTAAACCAATGAGAAACTCTGGTGGTGGTAAAAAATATGTTGTTTATGTAATGAACCCATCAACTAAAAGAGTTAAAAAGATATCATTTGGTGATGTTAAAGGAGGATTAACAGCTAAAGTATCAAATCCTGAAGCTAGAAGAAAATTCGCATCAAGGCATAATTGTAAAGCTAAAAAAGACAGAATGACCGCTGGTTATTGGGCTTGTAGAATAAACAGATACGCTCATTTATGGGGCGGTAAAACATATGGTGGTTATTGGTAATGGGTCACAAAGTACTAAAAACAATAGTTATGGCATACCTTAAAAAGTTTGCCGAACCAAAAATAAAAAAGTTAACTGACCAAGACCTAACCCTTTCAATCCATGAAATGTTTCAAAACGGGATTAAAGGATACACCTTTTATATTGATACGGAACCAAATGTTCGTAATAATAATGTAGTCTATGAAATAGTTAAAGATTATATTTTTCAAGCTTTAAGATTTGTTAGTGAAGATGTTAGAGCTGCGACAGTTTACTTAAATCAAAGAAGATTGAATACAGAATCGGTACCATATCAGGAAACAATATCTGAGAACAAAAAAATAAGAGTTTTTACCGAATCAGTTGATGATGGTGAACTTAAATGGCATAGAGACAGAGAAAGTCGATTAGTTGAGGTTTTAGAATCTAATAATTGGAAGGTGCAACTAGATAACGAATTACCCGTGACTTTAGAAGTTGGTAAAAGTTATTTAATTCCTGAAGGTGTTTTTCACAGAGTTATAAAAGGAAATGGAGACCTTAAAGTCTCCATAACATTTGTTTAATTATTTATTGAAACGCTCAAGTGCGTTTTTGGTGATAAAAACAATCTCACAATTTTTAAAATCTTCTAAATTTCTTGAATTGGTGTATGACATCGCCGACCTCAAATAGTCATTAAAATTATCAACCCATTGACTTAAAGTATATTCTACTCTGTTAGTTTTACTAATACCTTCAGATGTTGTTAATTTTGATTTACCCCATTTTCTTTGTACTTCTTTAGTACTCATACCTCTGAAGTTTTTATACATATATTTTCTTAAAAAAGGATATTCATACCATATTATATCACTAATGGTCTCATTAAGTGGTATTAAATTAAATAATTTTGTTTGTGAGCAAGATTCTAATGTTTTATTTAATATACCACCTAACATTACATAATCCGCACCTAGTGCTAACGCCTTAATAATGTCATCGTAGTTTTTAAATCCTCCATCAGCAACTATTTTTGTTTTGTAATTATTAGTTTTCTTTAATTTAAAACTTTCGTTAATTAGTGAAGCCATAGGGTAATGAACACCTGTGTTTGCTGAAGTTAAACACCCTGAACCACCACCAATACCAACTCTAACATAGTCAACCCCTATTTCAGATAAAACCGCATATGTTTCAGGATTTGCTACATTACCCACCATAAGTTTATGAATACCCTTTTTGTTTTGTTTTACAAATTTTTCACAAAGTTTATGTAATTTTCTAATATGTCCGTTTGCTATATCAACTAAAATATGTATAGGTTCATCAGCATCCATAATAATTTCGTTAGAAATTATTAAATCAAAATCTTCTAAAGATATTGACCAAAAAATATCATTAATTTGAGATTCACCTCTAGGTAGACAAACCATCATACCTTTATTTAAAAACTTAAAATAGTTTTCATTATCCACGACAGTATCCATTGGTGATACAATTAAAGGTAATTTTTTATCTTCGGTAAAAATATTAATTTCTTTACGACTTGAAATAGATGACACTACTTCAGGTACAATAGTAATGTCTTTAAAATCAAACTTCTTTTTGTTCATTTTCTTCATTGTTTTGTAAATCTATTATTTGTTGAATTTTTCTTTTACCTCTTTCACTTATTGGAATCGGATTACCTTCATTGTCAATTGACACAAATCTAATATTTGTTTTTAAAATTATTGTTTGTGAACCAGTGTAAACATTATGAGCTCTGGCTTCCATATAAAGTGTTATTGAAGTATTACCAATTACTGATGGTTTTCCGTATATCTTAAGTAGTTGACCCTCCTTTGCGGGTCTTTCAAAAAAACATTTATCAATTGATACCGTAACCATTCTTGGTGTATCGCAAAGTTGCATAGAGTATCCCGCAGCGGCGGAATCAATCCAAGCCAATAATTTTCCACCGAATAAATTTCCATGAAATCCTAAATCGGATTTTTTAATTGGGTGAGTATTCAAAAGTTCCATGTTTAAAATATAGTAGAATTATTTGTCAAAAAAAAGTATTTATTGTTATGCTGAGCGAAAAACAATTAAATGGTGTTAACAAATTGCTTGAAAACAGGGTTTTTACGTATAACGATGAATTTTTACAAAACACCCCTGGAATAAATGCAAATTTTGATTACAAAATAAAATTGTTAGGTTATAAAAAAATGATTAGTATTGGCGAATGGTACGATTATTTAATGGTTTCTGTTGAATTTGTTAAATTTAACAACGAAATATCAAAAAATGTTTTACCATCACTACTTAAAACTGATACTAGAGAAACTTTTTTATACTATTTCAAACAAAGACTAAAAGATGAAATATCAAGTTTTTTATCTATATTTGTAGGAACTGAAGTTAGAGTTATTATTACTGATTACAAAATTAGTGATAATAGAGAAACATTGATGAATGAACAAAGAATGAGTAAAATATCAATAAGAACTGTAGTTAGAGACGTAATTTCAAAAATTAAAAACAAAAAAAGTGGATTTTTTTATTTACCTGATAAAGGTGATGAATATTCATTCACTAATTTACCTTTTGAATTTAGTGTTGAACTCACATTAAAAATAGATAATAATTTAGACCGATTTATGGTTAATGGGTATTATGTACCTGATGAAGATGTTGTTGAAATTTTGATTATATTTAATCCTAATAAAATACAAAAACAACTTTATGATTTAATCGGTGAGTTAAATGAGTTAGTTGCACATGAGCTTGAACACGCTAAACAGGAATATGAGGGTGAGTTCTTGGATAAGGGTGAAGAACCTGAAGAATCTTTGGCTTATTATACCCAACCTCATGAAATACCCGCTCAATATCAAGGGTTTAAAAGACTTTCTAAGTTAACTAAAAAGCCGATAGAGGTTATTGCAAAAACTTGGTTTGAAAATAACCGAGATATTCATGAATTATCCGACGATGAAATTAAAATTGTTGTGGATAAAATTTTAAGTTACGGTAAAAAATGAGTAAAATTAAATTAAAGTCTTTAATACAATTTTTAAAAAAAAGAAAACATAACGATAAAAAATATTTTATTGAATTTTTAGACGTTAAAATTGATAGTGATAATTTAATAATTGTTGACGTAAATATTATACCAACTGAAAACTTTTCATCTTATTTTATGGATGGTTTTACATGTTATATTGGTGAAATTATTAATTATGGATGTAGTTTAGTTGGTATTGAGGGGGTGGATTATCAAATAGACTTGGTTTATTTTAATGGAAAACAAATAAGTTTAGGTGATTATTCAGTATCCAAAAAAATGGTAAAACAAATAGAATCTTACGCCAACAATGAATTAGGTTCTGTTAAATTAACCACATATCATAACGGTAATAAAATAACTGTTAATTTTTATTACAAATATAAATTAAGGGAAGTTCAATCCGAGGACGACACTTTTTGGTTTTTTGTTGATGTTCACATTTACAGAATAACGTTAGATGAAAATGAGTTAAATACAGATAATAAAAAACTTAAATTAGCGATTGCTGGGGTTACTTTTAATTTGTTAGATGATAATAGGGATATACTGGCTGATTACTGTTGGCGTTTAATAAATGAAGAACAAAACATTTATAATTGTGATGTATATACCCAAGTCGCTTTTTATCCTGAAACTGTTTTAGGTAATAAATCTGAAGAGTATGGGGGTGAGTATATTAGTATTGAAATTTTTAAAAATTATTTGTCCGACTTTATTGATGGGGACCTTTAAATCTTTTTATTAGTTTAATTATTAATTCTCTAACTATAATTCCTGAAATAGTAAGTAAACCAAAAGCCCCCAATCTTAAGGCAATTTCTTTTGCATTATCACTACTAATAACTCCGTTTGAAATTGATTCATACAACATAGGTATCAACGGTATTATAAAAGCGTACGACATAATATTAATTACTTTGTGTAATGTTAAATTTAAACTACTCATAAAATCTAAAAATGTACTTCTAAGTTCCCCACTTTTATTTAGTAAGTCTTTAAATGGTTCGACTAATTCATTTTCTTTGATTTTACTAATAATTAAATTAACCATTTTTCTATTGTCGGCAAAATAAATAGCAATAACACCTGTTATAATTAAACTTAATTCAATGTCCGATAATTCAGGATATTTACCCGCAATAAAATCATTAAGTGGTCCCATAAAACCACCAATACTAGCACCCCAAGTTAATAAAAATTCTAAATTTAAATTCATTTGTTCTGATGAAAGTTTTATTACTTTCTTAACAAACTCGTAATTTTTTTTAATAATACCAATTAACTCATTATTAACCGATTCATTTAGTATCAGTTTTTTTTGAGATTCATTTATCAATAGGGTTTTCGTCATAAACAATAAATAGTTACGTTATATTTATTTAATAAATATTACAAGTAATGATAAATCCTGAATTAGAAGTTGGTGATAGAGTAATAATTCTTCACATGGAAGATGAAGTTCCTGTTGCGATGGGTACAAAAGGAACAGTTATGTCAAAATCTGTTGTTTTTGGTGACACACAATATAATGTTGATTGGGATAATGGAAGTAAACTTGCAATAATATCTAGTGTTGATAAATGGGACAAAGAAGAAAACTTCAAAAACAGACGTAAAAAAATAAATGAAGATGAAACTGAAAAATTTAAAAGACTAGTTAAAAATTCAGATATATTTAAAAACTTTAATATGCGATTTTTAAAAACTTACCTTATCGCAGTTAGAGATTCAGGTATAACTAATATGTTTGGTGCGTCACCATATCTTTATATGGGTAAAGAAAGAATTGAACACCAATTTAAATACACACCAATACACGATGAAGATGCGTTTGAAAAGGTTTTAGAAATGGCTGACCAATCTCAGGCGGAAATGATTAATGGAACTATTAAATCATTAGAAAGCAAAAATATTGAACCTGACTTGAGTAATGTGAATAGGTATATATCAAGATATGCCACTCAAGTAGTTGAAAACTATATGTTACTCTTCTGAGTTAAAATTAAATTCAAAATTCCAAGAGCCGTCATCTTTTTTAATGGGTGACAAACTTATATCTAAAAAAACAGGATTTTGTTCACCAAAATAACCACCAATTATATTGTAATCAAAAAATTCTTCAGCTTCACTCCAAGTCATACCATCTCTTTCTTGTAAAATAGATAATATTTTTTCTTTAGAATATAACATTCTTTTTCCATTACCAAATTCATCAACAATACCGACAATTGCCGATTCAAGACCATCTAATAATATGGCGCCTTCCGCATATTCATTAATATCTACTTTCATACTATAATCATAAATAAATTATTCTTGATTATCAATATATTTATTATAAAACAAAACTATGAATTCATATTTTTTTAAAATGACCAATGAGGAAAGAAATAATATTCTTGACCAACATAAAGAACTTTACAATGGGTTTGCAACCAATAATGTAACTTCAAATCAACAACCTTTATATGTCCAAGATTTTGCAAATGATAAAGGTGGTGTTACCGTTAGTAATAAAGGTGATGTGATGACTTACAGAAACATGAATATCAATGAAGATATCTATTCAGGTTCTGAAGGTTTTGAACCCTATGAAACCTTTGAAGAGGAACAATATGTTAGTTTAGGTGAAAAATTAGACATGATTGGTGATGGTCCTTATGATTTACCAAATGGAACTATTGATGTTGATGACACTGAAAGTGAAACCATGTTTTTAATTGAACCTGAAGAGGAAGATTACATGGATTATGATGGGGATGACGCATCAACATTACCAGGAACTAACTACGGTGATGACGATGAGTTTGAAATGGATGACGAAGAGAATGAGATTGAGGAAGATATTGTTGATAATATAAATGAATCTTTAGATATGTTCAAAAGATTCAGAAAATATAATTAATTTTTGTCTTTTTTAAAATTTTAAGATATTTCTTTGTTATAAACATACTAAAACAAAAAAATAACATGGAAATCAAAGAATTAATTTCGTATTACATTAACGAAACTTCAAAAACATTAGATGTTACGTTTAGATTAACGACTGATGGTGATGATGAAATAAGAACTGACCAAATACAACTTGATGAAGTTGAATCTTTTGGGTATGATTTTGACAATTTTACTGAAAACGCATTAATTGAAATGTACAATGAGGATGATGAGGATTCTGACGACTTATTCGGTAATTTTTTCGATGATTATTCAGATACCGAATCTGAAGAAGATGAAATCAAATCATTTTTAAATGAATATTATTTAATTTATCCAAATAAACTACCTAACTCAGAATTTTTTTAAAATTTAACCCATCTTAAGATGGGTTTTTTGTTTTTTTAATATTTATTATTATGAAGACCGATGTTGACTATATTATTTCATTAATGAAAAGATTCACACCCAATAACGATAGTGGTGAGATTGATGAACAAGACGTAGCAGCTTCGGCACCTTCCACTGGTGGTGGAGGAGGTGGAAGTACTTACCCAACAGTTACAAAATGGACTAGTGGTAGAAAATTCGGACCAACACATAATCCAGAACAAAAAGTGTGGACAACAGGATTAACAAGGGGAAAGGCAAATACTTTATTGTAAAATGATATATTTATAGGTAATAATTAAATTAAATGAGTGCTAAATTATTAGGGGTATCCAAAGATGAAAAATATGTTTTCACAAACAAAGGTTTCTACGTTTGTGAAAATCAAGGTTTTTATGTACCTTATAATGAAGGAATGATACCTTATTTAGTTCAGATTGCAAAAGATAATAATGATTTTGAATTTAATGCAGGGCAAATAACACTTAAAGAATATTTGTCAAAACCAAGAAAAGTTCTAACAATTATTTCTGAAATATTTTCACCCCAACAATCATTAAGATTAGTGAAAGAGTGGGAAGAAAATTTTGGTAAAAAAACTATTTTAACTGAATCAATTAATCAAAAAACTGCCGAAAAAATTGTTAGTGAGTCATTTGACGGTTTAAGGTCTTTAGTTTCTGAACAAAACACAGATGCAACAGCGTTGGATATTACAACAAAATTGGTTAACGCTCTTTCAAAAACATTTAATGATGATGAAGAAGAAGCGTTAAAACAAATTAAAAGAATCAATAGTAAAGAATTATTAGATAAAGTTAATCAACAATTAAAAAAGAAAAAAAACATGGACATTAAGGCGTATATTAACGATGAGATGTCTGATGTTGATTGGGAATATAAAGCAATATATGACCATTTAAAAAAAATTGACGCTTCTTTATCACAAGGTTATCAGTCAAACAAGTTTTTACAAGCAACTGGTAAAGTTGTTGATGCAGGCGCTAAAGTTGGTGGAATGGTACTATCAGGATTAAGTGCCGCAGCTAAAAAAATTATATTACCGATTCTTAAGAAAGGTTTTATTCCATTATTAAGATGGATTAGACGAAATGCCTATACTGCGATTGGTATTGTTGTTGATGTTGTCACCGCTATAATACCTGTTACAACCGCAGTTAATAAAGCCATTTGGGGTTTAATTGTGTTATTAGACTTATATGAGTTAATTGTTGGAGAATCAGACCCAAAAGACCAAGAAAGGAATCAAAATCCTTATATGTTTTTAATAATTGATTTAATTTCATTTCTTTTTTCTTCGGCAGTTGGACAAACAACTAAAGTGGGATTAAAAGCCGCGACGGCAGGGACAAAAGCGTCTTCGGGCCTTGTCAAAACATTAAAATCATTACTTAATAAATTACCAAGTTTAAAAAGTGGGTTGAAAGGAATTTCAGACTTCTTTGCTAAAAAAATGCCAGGTGCATATAAAGTTCTTGAAATGGTGTTTAGAGGTGTTGATAAAATAATTATGGGTGTTGAGACATTTATAAGACAACTACTTAGTAAAAGAGGTGCTGTGGCGGTGGCAACAGGAGTTTCAATTGCTTGGTTTTTTGAGCCTCGTAACCTTAAAATTGGTGACTCAGGTAATGATGTTGCGGCAGTTAATAAATATTTTTCAGAATACCATAATTTAATGTGGCCTGACTGCATGGTAGACCAAAATGTCGTTAATTCAATAAAGAATGATGGTAATAAATTTACTAAAAATACTGAAACCGCGGTCAAAACTTTTGAGGGTTGTATACGAAAAAATCCTGAATATAAAGATGTGATAAAGGATGTTGATGGACAAATAAATAATTATGAATTGTCATTATACACTAATGTTGAGATGGATGATAGAAATGTGGTGACTAAATACATTCCACATTCAGTAAAATCAAAATTTCAAGATACTGTTGGAGGTGTTATGAAACATTTATCTCAGGGAGCTGAAAAAGTAATAAAACCAATAAGTCGTAGTGTCCAAGCGTAAAAATAAAAAAAAATAAATATAAATAATATGAAAAAAGAAGTTTTAGAAGAAATTAATAGATTTAGGGAGTTATTATCACTTAAACCTATGAATATCATTAATGAGTCTTTCTTACCTGCCGCATTCTTAAAGAAAATAGGATTAGAGGTGATTGAACAGGAGATTGAAGCCTTCATTAAAAATGAAGCTAAAGAATTGGCGATACAAGAAATTAAAAAAGGCGTTCCTGCAACGAGTCTTAGGGGCGGTACCCAAGCCGCAAAAGCGGTAGAAAAAGAAAGTGTTGAAAAAGTTGTCGCTCAAATTGAAAAGGAAAGTGGTAAAGCCTTAACAAGTGCTCAAAAATTATCAATAGAACAAGAAATTAGATTGTCGTTAGTTGAAGAAATGAAATTAGCGGGAGCTGAATTCGCTAGGGTTGGTGCAGAAGTTGCTGAACAAGCGGGTAAAAAATCAACTAAAAAGTCAACTTGGCAAGCAATTAAAGAACATATCAAAAGAAACAAAGGTAAATACGCGTTAGGTGCGGCGGCGTTAGCTTTAGCTGCATACGCTTATTTTTATCCTGGTGAAGAACCACCTAAAGAAGAAGAGGAAGAAATAATTCCAGTGCCTGAAGACGGAAAATATAGAGATTGTCCTGATTTTCCATTTACTAAATTTTGTAAAAATGATAAAATTCGTGAGATACAAAAATGTATTGATGCTAAAGTTGATGGTTATTATGGTCCTGAAACTGAAGGAAAATTGAAGGAAAATGGATATTCTACAACAATCACAAAAGAAGTTTTTGA